AAAGGTGTTTCTAATTTAGTAAAAGCAATGGATGATGCTATACAAAGAGTAACAGGGGTAAAACCTGTTAAGCGTAAATCTAGATCTAAAAATAAAAATAAAAATAAAGATAAAGATAAAAACTCTTTAAAAAAATACAGTAAAGGCGGCGGCGTAGCAGTACAAGGTACAAAATTTAAAGGTTCTTATTAAGGAGACTAAATGGCTACTTCAGGCACAACAGCATTTGATTTAGATATCGATGACATCATCGAAGAAGCGTATGAGCGTTGTGCGGTTAGAACCAATAGCGGTCGTGACTTAAAGTCTGCCAGACGTAGTCTTAATATTATGTTTTCCGAGTGGAGTAACCGAGGAGTGCATCTCTGGAAAGTAACCTTAAATACACAAGCCTTAACTTCAGGTACGGAAACTTACACAACCCCTACCGATACCAGTGATGTTTTAGAAGCCTATATCAGTAGTTCAAGTGGAACTACTAGTTCAACTAGTGATGTAGCTTTAACTAAAATATCAAGAAGCGATTATGCAGCAAAAAGTAATAAAGGAGCAACAGGTCAACCGTCTGAGTATTACGTAGATCGTCAAACAACACCTACGATCACTTTGTACCAAACACCTGATGCAAGTACTTATACCCATTTAAAATTTTATACAGTTAAACGTATTGAAGATGCGGGAGCTTACACTAACCAGTCAGATGTAGCTTTTAGGTTTATACCTGCAATGGTTGCGGGTCTGGCTTATTATTTAAGCATGAAAGTTAACCCTCAAATGACTCAACAAAATAAAGCAATATATGAAGATGAGTTAAAAAGAGCGTTAGACGAAGATAATCAAAGAACTTCGGTGTATATTACACCGCAAAGTTATTATTCTTAAAGGAAGTTAATTATGGGCGTTTTTAGTTTTGCAGCAAAAAAAGTATACAACAATAAAAAAGGTATAAAAAAAATACTTGAAATACACAAAAAAAGTCAACAAAACAAATATATTGAAGATATATTTGATAAAAGTTCTGAAACAAAAAAAGAGATCATGATTAACAAATATCTTAAAAATTATTCAGATGTGAAAACATTAGTAAAAGATAAAGATGCAAAAAAAACCATTGGGGCATTAGATAGAAGAAATAAAAATGGTAAAAAAGAAGCGGGAAGTTATATACAAAAAAAACTTAAAGCGGAAGAATTATCAAAGTTTAAGAAAGGTAATTTTGTTCAAGTTAAAACTAAATTAGGTCGAAATAGACCTACAAAACTGTATTAGAGGTCATTATGGCTTATGCTCGTGGAAAATATGCTAAAGCAATATCTGATAGATCAGGTATGGAGTTCCCTTATAGGGAAATGGTCAAGGAGTGGAATGGTTCATTGGTGCACAAATCCGAGTTTGAATCAAAACACCCTCAGATTAGGAGAGCGCATCACAAAGCTGATGCCATTGCTTTAGCGAATCCAAGACCAAGACCAAAAGAAGACAACGATGCTTTTTTAATATATATAGATAACGGCTTCAATAACTCAAGTATGCAACCGGCAGCTAGTGATAATATGTTAGGGACGCTGTTGACATCATTTGAAATGACAGCTAGCGCTGGAGAGGTAACCATTACAATATCATGAGTATTACACACGCTAATTTTTTAACACAAGTAAAAAGCTACACTGAAGTAGACTCTAATGTTTTGACCGACACTTTATTAGATCAGTTTATCCGTAACACAGAATTAGACATAGCGGGCAAAGTTGACTATGACGATTTAAGAGCATATAAAACATCCAGTTGTGTAGCTAACCAAAGATTCTTAACAATGCCTGATGGTATTATGTATCTAAGGTCAGTGCAGGTTACCAGCAGTGGTACTCGTATCTTTTTAGAAAAAAGAGATACTAGCTTTATATCAGAATTTAATTCAACCGATGCGACAGGCATACCTAAGTATTATGCTAACTGGGATGACGGTACGATCGTTGTTGCACCCGTTCCATCCACTGCTCTAAGCGTACAAATTAATTATGTTATAGATCCACCGCATTTTAATAGTTCAACTGCAACTTTCTTGTCAGTTAATCAAGAAGCAATGCTTTTACACGGTGTCCTGGCTGAATGTTTTAGTTATTTAAAAGGGCCCGCTGATATGTACACATTGTACAAAAGTCAGTACAATGAAGAAATACAGCAGTTTGCTTTACAGCAAATGGGGCATAGAAAACGTGGGCAGTACGAGGACGGGGTTCCTAGAATTCCAGTCCCATCAGTTTCACCAAATGTTAAGGGAGCAGGATAATGGCAATAACAACAAACGCTATCTGTAATTCGTTTAAAAAAGAATTATTGGAAGGCACTCATAATTTTAAAGCAAGTGGTGGTAATAGTTTTAAACTATCGCTTTACACTAGTAGTGCAACTCTAGGTAAATCGACTACATCGTTTACTTCTGATAACCAGGTATCAAATACAGGTCAATATGCGTCAGGCGGCAGTGCTTTAACTAGTGGTGGCACCTCGCTATCAACAGATACAGCATTGGTAGATTATGCAGACTTGTCATTTACAGGAGTCACTTTAACTGCAAGAGGAGCTCTGATTTATAACGATACTCAGACAGGTGATCCAGCAGTATGTGTATTAAATTTTGGCGGTGATAAAACAGCTACTAACGGCACCTTTACGGTTCAGTTTCCAGCTTTTTCATCTTCTGCAGCAATTATACGAATAGCTTAGGGGTAAAACATGGCCTTAGTAATAAATGACCGTGTAAAAGAAAGTACCACAACGACTGGTACTGGGGCAGTAACATTAGCTGGTGCAGTATCGGGGTTTGAAACTTTTCTAGCAGGTATCGGTAACAGCAACACTACTTATTACGCTATTGTATTAAACGCTGAATTTGAAGTAGGTTTAGGTACATTAGCAGGTGATAGTTCAACTCTGGCTCGTACTACAGTTATTTCTAGTTCTAACAGCGACAATGCTGTGGATTTTTCAGCAGGAGCTAAAGAAGTATTTTGTTGTTTACCAGCTAGTAAATCTACAGTACTAGACGCCAGTAACAATTTAACGATACCTGGAGCATTTACAAGTGCTGGGTTAGTGACTACGGGGGGTAACATTGTTATTCCTAACGCTGGAACTATTGGTTCCGCTAGTGACACAAATGCAATAGGTATTTCTTCTGGTGGTGTAGTATCCATTACAGCAACTACTGCTTCTACAAATTCAACCTCTGGTGCATTGACTGTTGCTGGTGGTATGGGTGTTGCCGCTGACTTAGGTGTCGGTGATGATATATTTATGTTAACAGATAATGCAAACATTTTTATGGGTGCAGATGCTGAAGTCGCTATTGAACATTTACCTGATGTAGGTTTAATAATACAACATACTGCGAATGGTGATAACACACCAATGATTCTACAATTAAAATCTGGTGAAGCTGTTCTTACTGCAAACGAAGTTATCGCATCACTTGAATTTTCTGGATTAGATAATAGTGGTACAGATGCTAGTGGTGTTCATGCGGGTATACACGCTATCGCTGAGGGAGAATTTACGGCAAGTGCAAACCCAACAAAATTAGTATTTACAACAGGTGTATCTGAAGCTGCTGACTTTGATGCAACTGCAAAAATGACATTAAGTTCTGCCGGTCTGTTAACGATTGCAGATGACTTTATGATTAAAGATGGTGGTACAATTGGTGTTGCATCAACTAATGACGCTATTACAATTAGTTCTGCTGGTGCCGTAACATTTAAAAATGATATTACAGTTGCAGATGATTTAATTGTAACGGGTGATTTTACTGTAAACGGTGACACAACAACAATCAACACAACAAACAAAGTTTTAACTGACTCAATAATTGAATTAGCAAATGGAGCATCAGGTACCCCATCAAATGATGCGGGTATCGTAATAGAAAGAGGTAGTGCTGCCAACGCATTTATTGGTTTTGATGAGAGTGCTGATAAATTTATAGTTGGTACTGGTACATTTACTGGTGCTACAACAGGTAACTTATCTATTACAACTGGTACACTTGTTGCTAATTTAGACGCAGTAACTGTAACTACCAGTGGTGTAGTCTCAGTGGACGATACTACTAATACATCGTCAGGAACAACTGGATCAATCCACACAGATGGTGGATTGGGTGTAGCATTAAATCTATTTGTTGCAACAAATGCTACAGTATCAGGCACTACGCTAATGACTGGAGTTACTACACATGGTGGTAACGTGGTTTCAGATACAGATTCTACGGACGACCTTGGTACAACGGGTGTTCGTTGGGCTAACTTATTTGTAGACGCTATCACTGCTACCGATCAAATTACAGCTACAGGATTTACTGGAACACTTGATGGAGTTTTAGGAAGTGGTTCGGCAGCGGCGGCAACTACTACTGCTCTCGCCTCTACTACTATTACTGCTAGCGGTATTATAAAAACTGATGATACAACTAATGCGTCTACAACAACTGATGGCTCATTACAAACTGACGGTGGTTTATCAGTAGTTCTTGATGCCGTACTTGGAAATGATATTAAACTACGGTCTGACTCTTCTCGTGTTCTGTTTGGCACTAATTTAGAAGTTTCTTTAACACATACAAATGATGTTGGTCTTACATTAAACTCTACAAACAAATTAATGTTCAATGATGCCACTCAATTTATACAAGGTGCAAGTGGTACAGTATTAAATATTGGGGCAACAGATGAAGTAGATATAACTTCAACCTTAATTGATATCAACGGTAATGTTGAGATTAGTGGTACTACTGCTCAAGTCGGAGTGGCAACTTTTACTGCTAGAGATATCCATAGTGGTGGAATAACAGTAGCAGATGCTGGAAATATTGGTTCTGCTTCAGACCTAGATGCGATTGCAATTGGTGCTGATGGAGACGTTACATTAACTCAAGACCTAGAACTACAACATGATGGTGCGATACTATCTTTTGGTGCTAATGATGAGATAGCTTTAACACACGTACATGACACAGGATTACTCTTAACAGATTCTGGTGGTTCACCAACATTACAATTACATAACGCTAGTGAAGCTGTATCTTCAGATGGTAGTAAATTAATATTAACATCCAACGGTGTTGCGTTTAGTTTACCTACAGCGGATGGAGATGATGGGCAAGTAATGAAAACTAACGGCAGTGGTGTATTTTCATTTACAGATGTATCGGCCACAGCACTTGCTGCTGATAATATAAGTATTGGTGACGCTGCTGTATTGCTTTCAACATCATCTGGTAATATTGTAATTGATGCTGCAGCAAACGATTCAGATATTATATTTAAAGGAACAGATGGCAATGCGGATACTACTTTCTTAACTATTGATGGTTCTGCGGCAGGAGCTGCAACCTTTAATAATGATGTGACTGCTTTCTCTGATGAAAGACTAAAAGACAATATTGAAACAATACCAGATGCTTTAGATAAAGTATGCCAAATGCGTGGAGTAACCTTTAACAGAACTGATTTTGATGGTGAAAAACAAATGGGCGTTATAGCTCAAGAAGTTGAGAAGGTTATACCAGAAGTTGTAAGAGAAGATGATTCGGAAGATAAAATTAAATCAGTTGCTTATGGCAATATGGTTGGTGTTCTTATAGAAGCTATTAAAGAGTTAAAAGCTGAAGTAGATGAACTAAAAAATAGGAGTTAACTATGAATTTTGGTATTGTTGCTTTTTCACAATCTCCTTTTTCTACTCAACAGTTTGAAGTATTAGACGTTGCCGTAACAGGAACAGCTTTAGGTTTAAATCAAACAGCCGTTGTTACAGTAGGTCATGCTAATGTTAGTCTTACGGGTAGTGCTATGGCATTTTCTATCACGGAAGTTATTACGATAGCAGATGCTAATTTAACTCTCGAGACAAACTTATTAACAAGCAGTATTGGAATCACTAACGGCATAGGTTGGGCTACAGTTGATTCAGGTACTGCTCAAACATGGACTTCTGCCAGTACAGGCACTGCTCAAACATGGGTCCCTGTAGACGAGGTTGAAAAGGTTGCATAACGACCTTATAATGAATATAAACATACAAAGTAGGTAATCATGGCATCAACATTTTCAAGTGACTTAAAATTAGAACTAATGACAACAGGGGAGAACCCTGGGACATGGGGAGACAAAAGCAATAACAACCTTAATGTAGTCCAACAAGCGGTTGCGGGTTATGAAGAAGTAGCAGTAGCCTCTAGTGATGTCACTTTAGCAATGTCAAATGCCACAGTATCTAATGCTAGAAATATGAGTATTAAATTTACAGGAACTTTAGCAGCTAACAGAATTGTAAACATGCCTGCTTCAATAGAAAAATTTTTTAATATTATAGATGGTACAAATCATGCAGGTTATACTCTTACTTTTAAAGTAACTTCACAAACAGGTTTTTTACTATGTGAGGGCAATCATTATATCTGCCATTCCAACGGCACTGATATCATTAAAGATCAAGAAACTAGGTATTGGCGTGTTATAGCAGCAGCTGAAACAGTGCAGGCAGGGGCTCAAATATTAGTCGATACTTCTGGTGCAGCCAGAACAATTACTTTACCCGCATCACCTGCAGCCGGAGATGAGGTAACTTTCTTAGATTCAGAAAATACTTTCGATACAAATAATTTAACTGTAGGACGTAACAGTTCTAATATAAATGGTTTGGCAGCTAACTTAGTAGTGGCAAATGAAAGAGCCGCTTTTAGTTTAGTTTATTCTGGAGATGCCACTGTTGGTTGGCAATTTAAAAATAGAGATCAATCGTTACGCAGTGGTGCGAATATTCTTTTAGATTCTCCAGGCGATGTTATTTTAGATGCTGATGGAGGAAGTGTTAGGTTTAAAGATGGTGGTACGGAAGTTGGTATACTTAATGCTGGTTCAAGTAATTTTATAATACAATCAAGCGTAAGCGACAAAGACATTATTTTTAAAGGTCATGACGGTGGTTCTCTTATTACCGCACTAACGTTAGATATGTCAGCAGCAGGTGCGGCAACCTTTAACAATGATGTAACTGCGTTTTCTGATGAAAGATTAAAGTCAGACATAAAAACTATTGACAACGCTTTGGGTAAAGTAATGAATATGCGTGGTGTTACTTTTGATAGAGAAGGTAGACAAGGCACAGGTGTTATAGCTCAAGAAATGCAAAAAGTTATGCCTGAAGTAGTGCATGACGAAGGTTTATATATGTCAGTGGCTTACGGAAACCTGGTAGGTGTATTGATAGAAGCAATTAAAGAACTAGAAAAGAAAGTGGAGAAACTAGAAAATGGCAGTTAAAGATAGTGGTTCATCCTTAGCAATATCAGAAATCGTAACAGAGTTCGGTGATGACGCTGGTGGCTCTGATTCAATGTCAGAGTATTATGCTGGTGGTGATAACGTACCTTCAGGTGCAGCTGGTGAGTCTGGAAATATTCCAGGCAGCGGAACTATTTCAATGTCTCAATTTTACGGTAGTACAAACCGTATAGCCATTGCACTTCAAATATCTTCAACTACACAGAACTACAATATTTATGCCAGTAGAGGTAATACCTATCAATCTGGTATTTCTGATGTAACACTAACGGTTCAAGCTATTGTAGGTGCAGCCCAAGCAGGCGGGACTTATGCTATTGATTCAGGAAACCAATGGGCTTCAGGGGATACTCTTAAAATTATAAACAACAGCCAAATCGTAGGTGCTGGTGGTGGAGCTGGAGCTGGTGGTGCTGGCAGTAACGGTGGTGATGCAAATGCTGGTCAAGCTGGTCAAGCTGCAAGTAGTGCCATTAACTTAAATATTGACGCAACTATTCAAAACAACGGTGGAAACATCAGAGGTGGCGGTGGTGGCGGTGGTGGTGGTGGTAATGATGTATCTGCTTTCGAAGGTAAAGGCGGGGGTATAGTGCATACTGCTTCAGGTGGTGGTGGTGGTGGTGGAGCTGGTCAAAGCAACGGTGCTGCAGGTGCTGCTGGTGGAGCTGGTAGTGCTAATGGTAATGATCTAACAGGTACAGCAGGACAAGCAGGTAGTATAAGTGGGGCTGGATCTGGTGGAGCTGGAACTTCTGAGTCTCAATCTACCCAGTCTGGTGATGGCGGAGCTGGCGGTGCATTTGGGGCTGCGGGTACAGCAGGACAAGCAGGACAACAAGGTAACGCATATAAAGGTGCCGGCGGTGGCGGTGGAGCGGCGGGTAAAGCTATTAATTTAAACGGTAATTCTGTATCATACGAAGATGGTAGTGGAAACGTACAAGGAGCGGTATCATAATGAGTAACTTAGTTTTATACAGAGCGTGGATTCAAAATAAAAAAGTAGTGCATCGTACTTACTGGGCCGGAAGCGATGACGATGAAACAAAAAAAGTTAAAGATCAAATTTTAGCTAAGTTCCCTGATGAAACATGGCCGTTTGACCCAAATGTTTGGGGTGTAAAAATGGGTTCAAATAAATATAGCCTACACGGTTGTAGTTGTGCAGCAGACTATAAAGATAGTAATAAGATTCAAAACAGTATTTTACTTAACCACGACTTTATAAAGTATTTTTATGACCTTGATACAACAACAAAAACAATGGAAGTAGTTTATAAAGAAGGGGCTGTAATGCCTGTGGTAACAGTTCCAAGTAATCTAACCGTAAAGTATGTAGCTGATATGTGTAACGCTGCTTTTGAATTACAAGCCACACAAGCTATTTATGTAAGTGGTACTAATGACAATATTTGGTCTTGGGCTGAATCATTAAAATCAGATATAGTAATGCCTATTTCAAAAAATAAAAAATTAGCGCACGATGATGATATGTATAAATTTCAATTTAATAATGCAAAAGAATTAACAGAAGTAACTTTACTAGCACATCTTGAAAGATATCAAGTGTATGGTGAAGGCACTAATCTTTATACAGAATATACTGCTGATTACGCTAGTGAGTTAAGCAATTTAGCGGACACTGAAATAGTAGTTCCAAAATTAGATAACCACGGCAATCGTATTGCACAAACACAAAGTAAAGAAGATATTAAAGAATATGTAAAAGTTCCTAAATCTGACGGAAGTGGCGGTTATGATACAGTTCTTCTTAAAGATTTATAAAAAATTAAATATTGGATACGGCAGTTGTCATGTAACTGGAATAAATGAAATAAGATATATTTCAAGGTGGGGTATTTGGTCAACTCCAATAACAATATTATTCTCTAAAATACACCCCATTTCTTCTACAGTAGAAGCTATACCTAATACAAAAGAAAACGCTAGTGTTATTTACCACAGCCACCCATTTAGTTTTATATCTTTAATACTCAAAGGAACTTACATAGAGGAAATTAATGAAAATGGCAATATTATTTTTAAAAAACGAAAATGGTTTAATTTTGTAAGTAAAAATACTTTTCATAAAATAGATTGTGAAAAAGATGTGTGGACAATACAAGCTGGATTTGTCAAAACTAATAAAGTTCGTATTAAAATAGATAATAAAATATATGCTCATAAAAGAATATTTACTACAGGTGGTATAGATGACTGATGTAATTAAAGGGGTAGTACCTGAAATAAAACAGAATTGGAAAGTAAAAATAGGTAATCAGAAAAAAGAAGCTCCTTATCTTGCGATAGATAATTGGTATACACCTGAAGAAGAAGAACAAATATGGTATGAGCTTAATATGTTTTCTACACAACCTAATAAAAGTAAAGCTGATGATAAAGTAAGTCCAGTAGCTCGTGACCCTGGAGGTAAGGCTAGATCAAACGCATGGAGGTTTCATGTTTGGGATTACTACACTCAAGAGGGTTTAAAAATCTCTCCAATTCACAGATGCTTATATAAACAAAGAAGTAAATCTTTTCACGACTTAATGTTCGAAGCTATGCCTTTACATAAAAACAATTTTGTATGTACTAACAAAGACGCTACCTTTATTAGCTATTATGATAAAGCAAAGTACTACAAACCTCATAGTGATACTGTACAGTTTACTTGCCTTATATGGATGTACAAAGAACCAAAACAGTTTTTTGGTGGTAATTTAAAACTTACTGCTGCGGACACTACAATCGAATGTGTAAACAACAGAATGTTAATATTTCCAGGTTATTTAGAACATGAGGTCACAGAGATTAAATCTAAAGATGCTATTAAAATGGGTCATGGCAGATACTGTATTACGCATTTTTATAACTGGGAAAGTGCTTATCCTGGGTGAACGGTAAGCCCCTTATCTGGGTCTTTATAAGCTGCTACAATTGAATTATAATAACTAAAACAGGATTTATAAGCATATGGCATTAGTTAAAGTACCATTTAAACCAGGTTTTAATAAACAGATGACCCAGTCATCTGCGGAAAGCACATGGACGGATGGTGACTTTGTACGTTTTAGATACGGGGAGCCTGAAAAGATAGGTGGGTGGCAAAAACTAACTGCTAATACACTAGCGGGTGTGGCAAGAGATTTACATAATTGGACTGATTTAGACGGTAGTAAATATTTAGCGATTGCTACTAACAAGCTAATTGTTATCTATTATGGTGGAGCTTACTACGATGTAACGCCTTTACAAGCAGCTATTGCTAGTTGTACTTTAACAACAGTACAGACCTCAGCGACACTGACGGTTAATAAAGTAGGACATGGTTTAGCCGAAGGTGAGCTATTTACTTTTAGCAATATGACTATTCCGGGAAGCGGTACGGGTTTTGTTGCAGCGGACTTTACAACTAATACATTTGAAATTGTAACAAGAGCCACCGATTCTTTTACCGTAACTATGAGTAAGGTTGAGTCGGGTTCTGGTGTAACAGGTGCTACAGGTTGTACTATAAACCCTTATATAAAGCCTGGGTCGGCAATAGCTGTCCCAGGTTATGGTTTTGGTGTAGCTCAATGGGGTGGTGAAACTATATCTTTAACTAAAAACGATTTAAATGGATTGTTAGCTGACACAGCTGCTGGAACAGGTGATTCTGGAACAACTGTAACTCTTACATCAGCTTCTGGGTTTTCTACAGCAGGGCATATTTTAGTTGGGTCTGAATTAATTACTTACACAGGTATATCAGGTCAAGGTTTAACAGGTGCTGTAAGAGGAGCTTTAGGTTCAACGAGAACAGCCCATGCTGATGAAGCAGTCGTAACTGACGCAACTAATTTTGTTGCTTGGGGAAATGCAGCATCAACTACGGATGTGACGCTGGTACCTGCTAACTGGTCATTGGATAACTTTGGTACAATTTTAATAGCTACTTTAAAAAACGGGAAAACATTTGAATGGAATCCAGCTAATGGCCTTGATACAAGAGCTTCTGCTTCAACTACGAATCCGACTAAAAGTGTTATGTCATTAGTCTCTGGTCGAGATAGGCATCTTATTCACTTAGGTACAGAAACAACAATAGGCAATACCTCAACACAAGATAATATGTTTATAAGATTTAGTGACCAAGAAGATCGAACAGACTACACCCCTGTATCCACTAACACAGCAGGTACGTTTAGGTTAGATTCAGGCAGTAAAATTGTTGGTGCTTTACGAGCAAAAGATTATATTTTTATATTAACCGATACTTCTGCTTATACGATGCAGTTTGTAGGACCTCCGTTTACTTTTAACATACAACAAGTAGGATCTAACTGTGGTTTGATTGGACAGCATGCAGTAGTCTACGTTGATGGTGCAGTTTACTGGATGGGTGAGTCCGGTGGTTTCTTTGTTTTTGACGGTACGGTTAAAAGACTACCTTGTACAGTTGAGGATTTTGTATTTACCGATGTTGATCCTGACGATTTAGGTATAAATTATGATACAGGTGAATTGGTTTACTGTAATTATAATTCACTGTTTACTGAAATAAATTGGTTTTATGCAAAAGCAGATTCTTCTGTTATTGATAGATGTGTTACTTTAAATTATCGAGAAGGTTCGTGGACAACTAGCTCATTAGCAAGAACTACTTACATAGACAAGTATTTATTTGATAACCCTCTTGCGTCAGAATTTGCAACAGCCGGAGTACCTACATTCCCAACTATTCAAGGAGCGACCTCGGCTCTCGGTGCAAGTACTTTGTTCGAGCACGAAAAAGGAGTAAATGAAGCAGATCAAAACGGAAATGCTACAGCCAGTATCGATGCGTTTATTGAGTCGAGCGACTTTAGTTTTGATTCCGGAGGTGGGCAAGGTGAAAGCTTTATTAAGATAAGAAGGTTTATACCTGACTTTAAAATACTAGCCGGCAACGCTACAGTGACTATAAAGTTAAAAGACTTTCCAGCAGATACTGAAGCTAGTTCACTGTTAGGTCCTTTCACGGTCACCTCGTCAACTAAAAAAGTAGACACCCGAGTGCGTGGTAGATTTGCTTCTCTTAAAATAGAAAATACAGCTACAGACGAGAACTGGAGATTTGGTTCTTTTAGAGCAGACGTGCAACCAGACGGAAAAAGATAATGGCTAAGATAACAATAACTATACCCGAACCAAAACCAGAATATGATGCCTCTAATCAAAGACAACTTTTGGAATCTTTAAACACTCTAAAGAATCAATTAAACTTTTCATTTCAAACAGATTTTAAAAACGAACAAGACACTTTTAACTGGTTTATATCATGACAATACAATATAAAAATCAAGGTTTTACTTTAGCTAATACTGCGACTACTTCAGTTTTAACAGCTCCTGCTGATGCTAGGTTGCTAATTAAACAAATACAAGCCGTTAATATACACAGTAGTGCGGTAACTTTAACAACTCAAATAACCGATACGTCAGCAACAGCTACTCATACGTTTGGTAATCAGGATATTGCAGCAGTCAGCACGGTGGATATTATTACGAACACTACCGTATTGGAAGAAGGTGATATTCTTAAAATGACAGCAGAAACAGGTGCTAAAATATCAGGAATTATTTCTTACGCTCAATTAGACAGATCGCAAGAAAATGGTTAGAATACAGCCATGACT